TCCAGTCCCCAGCCATTCAGAACAATCCACAGGCTTTCTTGGTGTTACAGTCACATATTCAGGAGCATGTTTCCATGTTTGCCCGTGATATTGTAGGTGAGGTTCTTAAACAAAAGGCGCAGGAAGCCCAGCAAATGGGGCAGATGGTTCCTCAAATCGACCCTGCTGTTGTTGAAGCGATGGTTGCACAGCAGGCCGCGGACACGCTTGAGCAGCTCGCACCAATCCTACAAAGCACAGATCAGCAAGATCCGTTGGTACAGATCCGTCAGCAGGAACTGGAGAACGACCAGATTGAGATTCAGCGGAAGATGCAGAACGATATGATGGATTTCCAAGTTGATCAGGCAAAGCTGCAACAGGCTTACGAACTGGCCCAGCAGCGTATGCAAACTCAGCAAGGAATCGCTGACGATAGAAACGATGTCAACGTGTACCGCATTAATACACAAGCTGCACTGTCGAGGAATAAATGATACAGGCATTCATCGGCCCAATAGCGAACCTTGCCGGTACATGGCTCAACGGCAAGGTAGAGGAGAAGAAGGCTGAGTCCGCAACTAAGGTTGCCAAGGCGCAGGCTGAAGCTGTGGTTATGCAGAAAAAAGCCACTGGGGAGATTGACTGGGATCTTGAGATGGCAAAGGGTAGCCAGTCTTCGTGGAAAGACGAGTGGCTTACTATTTTGTTTTCGATCCCGCTTATTTTAGCCTTCATTCCGGGCATGGAGGAAGTAGTTGCAAACGGATTCGCACAACTCAATGCGATGCCTGAATGGTATCAATATTCCTTGGGAGTTATCGTTGCCGCTTCTTTTGGAGTTCGTAGCGCGACTAAATTCTTCGGGAAGAAATAATGGCGAAATGGGGCTTACACGAGCGGACGACAGAAGAACAGGCGAGGATTAATCGTGGCAGACGTGACAATGGAAAGGTTTCTCAAGTGGAAGATATTACCCCGCTTGATGATGATTATGATGTCAATATCGGCTTGGCGGGTAGTGGAGTGGTTTATGACATTGCCAGACCCTACACCAGCGCAGGCAGGCTTAGTTAGTGTAGTTACAGGAGCCATGACCGGCGCGTTTGCTGTGTGGTTGGGGCATGAAAAGGAAAAAGGCAATGGCTAGACCAAGAGCAGCACAGTTTGGCAGAGACATTGGTGTCTCGACGACAGGAGCAAAAAAGCTTATAAATGAAGGACGGCGTCGTAAGGACGGTGGTTCGGCTACACTGGAGAGCAACATGAACAGAATGCGTGGTTACGATGTCGGCGGCAGTGTTGCCAAAGGCGGCAAGAAAAAATCCGTTAAAAACATAAAAGACGTTGACGAGATGGAGCGCTCTGTTACAGAGGACTCCAAGATCGATACAGACGATCAGGGCTTTAGATCTAAATCCGTTGATGATCGTACAGGTAAGCCTATAATGCGCGAAGCCTACCCCAAAGAAGTTGAAGACTACATGAAGGGTGAAGGCAAAAAGAAAGAGCGCAAGGCTGCTATGGGTACATATGTAGAAGCCAAAGACGGTAAGTACATGTCCTGTCGTGGTATGGGCGCAGCCGTTCAAGGCGGCAAGTTTTCGGGGACAAAATAATGGCCCCGCCAGGAAGAACAGAACGTCAGCGTCAGCGTCAGCGTCAAGTATCGGTGGACTCTGGTGCCAATATTGGTAGCAAAGACTTTGGTGGAGGTAATCAGGATAGGCCTTCACCGTCCAGTATTCCGGGCACTGGTAGTGTTACTCAAAGCAAAGGCTTTCAAGATTTTCTTTCTAACACAGGCCGTAGTGATAAAAACCCGTATGGAGATGCAAGTCCTTTTGCCAAACTAGGCAAAGTTATGGGCTTCACTCCAGACTACACCAACACTATGACCCCAGCGCAGATAAATGCGACGAACATGAAAGCATACCAGAGGTATGCTGATTTTGGATCTATAGATCCTATTGCTCAAGGACGCAGGTTTGGTAGTTTCTTCGGTGACTCTGTTGGAGAAATGACAATAGATGGTCCGATTGCCAAGGTAATCCCCACTTCCCCTATGTCTCCTGGAGAAATTGGAGGTAGGCTTGGGTCCATGCTGGGTCCATTTGGGCCAATGGTTTCCTTTGCAGATAGACGCGGTACAAGGTATCTGCCATCTGGCTCTGATGAGTACGCAGAGGCGATTGATAGCGGTGAGTTTTACGATCCAGTCCTGCAACCCGAAATGAGAACAGGTATTTTTGGTAATGTTGCAAATCTTTTAACAGGTGGTGCAGGAACCGAAGTTGCTAGTCAAGCGGGTAGCATGGCAAAAGACATGGTGAACTTTTTCACTCAAGCCCCGCAAGGACAGCAGGCGACAGGATCCGCCAATCTGGTTGGCAGTGAATTTGATTCTCGTGCTATGCCTGTACAAGATATCGGCCTCGTTCAGACAAATAGAGGGCCGGTTAACGCTGTAAAAATTACTAAAGGTGACCAGGAAATTATCGCGGAAAAAGAAACAGGAAATATTATAGCCACCAATCGTCGCGGAGATGGATCTCCAAGTGCAGGTGTTTCGGGTTCAGGGGCGTTTAGCCCGGAGCCAGAAGTTATGGTAACCCGCAACCCTGCCCCTAGAGTTTCAATGGCTGCGGGGATCGACAGTGCAGTGAACCAGGCATTCGCCCCTATGACAGTGACTATGCCAGAAAGAGGGATGCCGACTGGAGTAGGGTTAGACGAAAGACAAGACCTTTTGGCGGCGTATCAAGATGCTGTGAGAAGTGTTGATGATCCTTTAAGTATTCTTGATGCCGTAAACCCTGCTCAAACTCCTCAAAAACAGGGCATAGAAACAGTAGTCAACTCTGATATGCCACTCAGTCTTATTGATCCTGCTAAAAGTGCGGCCTTTCTTGAGAGGAACCAAGGACCTATATATGATGCAGGGCAGGTAGAACGAGACAGATTCAACCGAGGAATGACAAACAAGGGTATCGTGGCTAGACCCTTGGCGAGGTAGACATGAAGATAGAAATTAAAATTATACCGGACGGGCTGGATCTAGCTAAAGAGATTCAAGACGGGACCCCCGTGGATCAAATGCAGGGAGAGTGCCCTGCCGCGACACAAGATTTAGATTTAAATCTTGATAACCGACAGAACGCTATTGATGAGTATGGCTATGGGCCTCTAAATCCAGGCCTCGACGAATCAGGTAAGAACGATAGCTTTTGGCAGAAGATAGCAGATACATTCAACACAGACATAGAGGCTGCGAAAGATAGTCGCTGTGGCAATTGTGCGGCCTTCAATCTAACGTCAAAGATAAAAGATTGTATTGCTAAAGAAATTGGTACGGATAGCGGAGCAGATCCATACGCATCTGTAGATGCTGGAGACATTGGGTACTGCCAGTTTATAAAGTTCAAATGTGCGTCTATGCGTGTGTGTAATGCTTGGGTTTCTGGTGGTCCAATAACTGATATGAACATGGAGGATGACCACGAGCCTTGCGGCTGTTCATAAAAGATTGGTATAGAAGGGGCAAATGGACGTATATAATTTTATAAAACAATACCAGAGGGTATTGCATAATAGGGTAGAGGACATTAGTGTTTCTCTAACAAGTGGTAGTGTTTCTGATTGGGAAGACTACAAAGCAAGAGTCGGTGAAATACAGGGTGTCACCTATGCTCTTGATGAACTCAAGGCCCTGCTACAAAAGGTAAACCATGTCGAAGACACTGATAGTACCTGACTACGTTCTGGCCCAACGCCGAGCGAAAGAAGAAGCCGAAAAAAAGGCCGAGACTAAATCCCTCAAAGAAAGAGTGCCGCAGCCCACAGGATGGAGAATCCTTGTCATGCCTTATGCAGGGCGTGATAAAACGGACGGCGGTGTTTATGTTCCAGACCAAGCTAGAGATCGTGAGAGTAAGGCAACGGTTGTTGCCTATGTTCTCAAGACGGGTCCACTTGCATACGCCGATCAGGACAAATTTGGTCCTGATTCTGAGCCGTGGTGTAAGGAAGGTGATTGGGTTTGTATCGGCAGATACGCAGGATCACGGTTCAATATAGATGGCGGAGAAGTTCGTATCATTAATGATGACGAAGTCATAGCCACTATTATTGATCCAGATGATATCAAGAGCTATGGAGCGTAATCGTGGAAAATAATAATCTAGCTGAAGAAGTAGAAACAGAAGAAGAGAAAGAAGTAGAGCTTCCTGAAGAAGAGCAGCAGGAAGAGACTTCTGAGCAGGAGCCTGCGCCAGAAGAACAGGAGCCTGATAAGAAGGAAGAAGAGCTACAGCAGTATTCAAAGTCTGTGCAGGATAGAATTAGAAAAATCACGCACAAGTACAGAGATGAAGAGGCTCAAAGAAAAGCTGCCGTAGAGTTCGCTGAAGCTGTCAAAAAACAAAATGACGAGCTAAAGCAGCGACTAGATGCTCTTGATAAATCATACGTTGGAGAATTTGGCTCCAGGGTCGAGTCTCAAATAGAGTCCGCCAAACAAGCTTATCAGAAAGCTTTTGACGATGGCGATGCTGAAGCTATGTTTGACGCTCAGAAGATGTTGAGCAAACTGGCTTTAGATCAGGCTCAACTTGAACAGGCTAAAGTTCGTAGCGAGCGAACTGAAGCTCCCGTAGAACAAGCACCTGTGCAGGCTCAAGCGGCACCAGCACAGCAAAACACTCAGCGCCCAGACCCTAAAGCAGAAGAATGGGCCTCTAAAAATGAGTGGTTTGGTACGGATCAAACGATGACGTATGCTGCTTTTGGCATACATCGTCAGCTAATAGAGGATGAAGGGTTTGACCCGACATCAAATGAATACTATACTGAGCTTGACAAAAGAGTTCGTACTGAGTTTCCGCATAAATTTGCGGAGCAAAAACGAGACTCAGGACCCAGAGTCGCTTCTGCTGAGTCCAGTGCTTCTAAAGCACCGTCAAAGAAGGGGCGAAGAACAGTCAAACTGACTGCTTCGCAAATCGCAATTGCGAAACGCTTGAATGTTCCGCTTGAAGAGTACGCGAAGTACGTTAAGGAGTAAGACATGACTGGTACTAAAAGACAGCCACGCGAAGCTGAAACTCGCGCAAAGTCCCAGCGGCGTAAGCCTTGGGCACCTCCCTCCAAATTGGAGGCACCTGAAGCTCCTGATGGGTACAAACATCGTTGGATTCGTACATCACTCCGTGGTGAAGATGACAAGATGAATGTAAACGCTAAGTTTCGGGAAGGATGGGAGCCTGTACGGGCTGACGAATACCCTGAGATGGCTGGACAATTTCCAACCATTGATGACGGTCAGCATGCAGGTGTAATCGGCGTAGGCGGACTAATGCTTGCCCGAATTCCAGAGGAGACGGTCCAAGAGAGAACTGAATACTACCGGGAGCAGACCCGTAATCAAATGGATGCCGTTGACCAAAACCTGATGAGGGAGCAACATCCCTCAATGCCGATTCATTCGGATCGGAAGAGTCGTGTATCATTCGGTGGCAAGGAGTAATTCTTTGCCCCATAGCTCAAAGGAGTAAGCAATGGCAAACGTAAATGTTGCCTTCGGCCTCAAGCCGATTAATACCGCTGGTAGCACACCTGCTACTCAGGGTACTAATGCGTACTTGATAGCTAGTGATGCGTCGGCAATCTATCAGGGTTCTGCGGTAAAGGCTGTAAATGGTGGTTCAATCGCCATTGGTTCTGCATCCGGAGACACTGTAGCATTTGTTGGCGTATTCGCAGGCTGCGAGTATGTATCCTCTTCTACGGGGAAAAAAGTCTTTTCAAACTACTGGCCTGGATCAGGTGCGGACACAAACTTCGATATTATCGGATTTGTGTACGACAACCCGCTCCAGCGTTTTGTAATTTGCACAGACGCTTCTTTCACGGATCAGGCAACTGCTGAAGCAGCTATTTTTGAAAGCACAATGTTCAATAGCGGCGCAGGCGGAAGCACAACAACAGGTATTTCCAACGCACAGTTGGATGTAGCTACGTTGGATTCATCTAATACCTCTCTTCCTCTGAAGATTGTTGGTATCATGGATGATCCAGATAACGCAGACTACACCGCTGCCGGTTTGCCTGTGATTGTGATGTTCAACAACCACGCACTGCTTCAGGCCGATTCTGAAGCGGCGATTTCATAGGGAGCATAGGTAATGGCTATTTCTCGCGCACAACTCGCCAAAGAACTAGAGCCTGGCCTCAATGCTCTCTTTGGTATGGAATATGATCGTTATGAGGGCCAGCATGCTGAAATCTTCGACTCCGAGTCATCAGACCGGGCATTTGAAGAAGAAGTGATGCTGTCAGGCTTCGGTGCCGCTCCTGTTAAGCAGGAAGGTTCTGGAGTTACCTTTGACGATGCAAACGAGGCGTACACCGCACGGTACAACCATGAGACCATCGCGATGGCATTTTCAATTACTGAAGAAGCTATCGAAGACAATCTTTACGATCGTCTTGCCTCACGGTACACCCGCGCACTGGCTCGCTCAATGGCTCACACAAAGCAGGTTAAAGCTGCCGCCATTCTGAACAACGCATTTTCTGCTGGCGCAAATGCCGGTGGTGATGGCGTTGCTCTTTGTGACGCATCTCACCCGCTTACTTCTGGCGGAACTTTCGCCAACGAGCCAGGAACTGCTGCTGATTTGAACGAGACATCTCTTGAAGATGCCTTGATCAACATCGCTGGTTTCGTTGATGAGCGTGGTTTGATTATTGCCCTTCGCGGCATGAAGTTGATCATTCCTCGCCAGCTTCAGTTTGTTGCCGAGCGTCTGTTGGTTTCTAACCTCCGCGTTGGAACTGCCGACAATGACGTAAACGCACTCAAGTCTTCAGGAATGCTTCCTGACGGTTATGTAGTCAACGACTTCCTGACCGACACTGATGCATTTTTCATCAAGACTGATGCGCCAAACGGCTTCAAGCATTTTGAGCGTATGGCTCTGTCAACCAACATGGACCCAGACTTCGACACTGGTAACATGCGGTTCAAGGCTCGTGAGCGTTACAGCTTCGGCTTCTCAGACCCACGTTGTGTATTCGGTTCACCCGGAGCATAACTGTAGGCACAAAGAAACTAGAGGGCGGCTTCCATGCCGCCCTTTTTTATTGTATAGTTAGTTATCCCTGACAGCCGCACAGCGTGGCTGACACTAGCCACGACAGGAGTACAAAATGGCTACAACTACTTTCTCTGGTCCTATTAAGGCCGGAACGATTAAGAACACAACAGGCACAACACTTGGCACTAACATTGCCAATGTCGGTCAGGTTGTTATGGCTCAAACATTCTCAGTAGATCTTTCAGGTGGTGCAGTCGCAGCATCTGTAACTGACGTTGTTATCCCAGCAAACTCTCAAATTATTGACTGTGTGATTGATGTTATCACCGCAGCTAACACTGCAACTAACCTTAGTGTTGGTGACACTGTTGGTGGTGCTGCTACCATTCTCAACACGTTTGCAATCGGAACAACTGCTGGTCGCAAGTATCCAACAACTCAAGCTGGCGCTGCATTGGCGTGGCAGGACACAGGAACAGCGGACATTCGTTTGACTGTAACTGGCTCCGCTGCAACAAACGCAGGTCTTGTTCGTGTTACAATCCTGTACCAGCAGAATAACAACCTTGCTTAATAGGAGGGCACAATGGCTGCTTCTATTACAGCAAAGACTGCTACAGCTACAGGCACATTGCAGGGTGGTAGAACTCGTCTAAAGGCTTTCTATGTAAAGACAGCCTCTAGTGGGTCACCCGCCGTTGTGTTTAAGAACGGGAGCGGTGGTGCAACATTGTTGTCAATGGTGTTTCATACATCAGACGACAATCAAATCACCATTCCTGATCACGGCATGATCTTCGATGATGAGTGTCATGTGACGCTCACTAACGTAGACTCTATCACTGGGTTCTTTGGCTAATGGCTAGAAAGCCATCAAAGATGCCCAAGCGCAACAAAAAGAATTTCCGCTCCACTAAATCTGGAGCGGGAATGACTAAGGCTGGTGTTGCAGCGTATCGTCGTAAAAACCCAGGAAGCAAGCTTCAAACAGCGGTGACTGAGAGCAAGCCTAGCAAATCTCGTGCGAAGCGCCGCAAGTCATACTGCTCGCGTTCTGCTGGTCAGATGAAGATGCATAACATCAGTTGCAAGAAGACCCCTAAAAAACGTATCTGTGCAGCTCGTCGGAGATGGAAATGCTAAATATAGGAGTTACTGCAATCCTGGGTTTTGTTGCTTGGATAGCTCTGTCCGTAGTTGAGCTAAAGACAGACACGGCTGTTATAAGCGTCAAGGTCGATGAAAACCACAAGATGCTCACTACTTTGTGGGAAGACTACATAGAGAGGAATAAAGATGGGAATCTCGCGTGGGTCGCTCGAAAGCCAAATATCAAAGCCGCCCCAGAAGAAAAAGTTCAAGAAGGTTCGTAAGGCTAAAAAACCAAAGAGGCAGAAATGAGCAAGAAGGATGCATGCTATCACAAAGTTAAACGCCGCTATAAGGTTTTCCCGTCGGCGTATGCAAGCGGTGCCATCGCAAAATGCCGAAAAGTTGGCGCAGCAAACTGGGGTAACAGCAAAAAGAAAGCAACCGGCGGAACGTACAAGTACCGCACAACAAAGATTTACTGACCGCGATGATACATGTGTTTGTCTTAATGGTGTACCTGGGGACGGGTGAAGACAGACGCTTAACAAGTGCAGATATGCATTTTAGATCTGTTACAGAATGTAACTATTTTGCTGCCGAGGTTTCAAAGAGGTACGGAAACTACGGCTATAAAGACTACATAGATCCGAAGGACCGCGTCACTGCTTACTGTGTGCCAAAGTACGTCAAGGAAGGAAGCGTGGAGGTGTATTAATGGATCCAGTATCAGCGATGGCAGCGGCTTCCGCAGCTTTTGGCGCAATAAAAAAAGGTATGCAGGTAGGACGTGATATTGAGTCGATGGCTTCCGACTTGTCCCGGTGGATGGGTGCGCTCAGTGACCTGGATATGCTGGAGAAAGAAGCTAAGAACCCTCCTCTGTTTAAAAAGCTGTTCGCTGGTAAATCCGTTGAACAAGAGGCAATAGAAACCTTTGCGGCTAAAGAAAAGGCTGAACAGCAGAGACGAGAGCTTCAGCAATGGATTGGTCTTACTCTTGGTAAATCCAAATGGGACTCCCTTGTGAAAATGGAAGGTCAGATCCGGAAGCAGCGTCAGGAAACATTGTATCGCCAGAGGCAACGTAGGCGCAAATTTGTTGAGATTGTGGCGTGGATTCTAGTGACCTGTGTCGGATCAGGGGTTTTACTGGGTTTTGTAATGTTCCTAAAAAGTGCGGCTAACGCAGCATCCATACCGGAGTATGTAGACTGCCGACTCAAAGGTTGTGAGCTTATAGACGGGCAGCGTGTATGTATATATCATGGGCCTAATAACACTGTTGACAGCGTATGGTTAGGCTTGAACGAGTTTTTCCCACGGGAAATAAAGTGCAAGTACGATCCGAAGAATGAGAAGCCTGCCACTATGCGGGAGACATTCGATGCGATTAAAAAGTCAAGGAACTAAGCAATGGCGGTACGCAAGACAAAAAAGGGTGCGTCTCTTAAAAGGTGGTTTAAGGAAGAGTGGAAGGATGTCCGCACGGGTAAGCCGTGTGGGCGTCGCAAGGGTGAAAAACGGGGTACTCCATATTGTCGCCCCTCTAAAAGAGTTTCCAGTAAAACTCCTAAAACATCTAGCGAAATGACAGCATCTGAAAAACGTAGTAGAATATCTCAGAAAAAGCGTCTTGGTCAGCCAGCAGGCAAGCCGCGTCGCGTAAAATCACTGAAGAGAAGGAAAAAATAATGTCACATTGTTCTCCTCGTAAAGCTATGGGCGGGGCCATGAAAATGCCTACCCGTAACAGTAAAACACCGAGCCGCACTCGTTTTAAGATGGGTGGTGGTAATTTTCCTGACCTCAGTGGGGATGGAAAAGTAACTCAGAAAGATATCCTGATGGGCCGTGGTGTTGTTAAAAAAGGTTACGGTGGCACACATAGGAAGAAGAAGTAAATGGCAACTTCAGGTTCACGAGAATTTGATCTCGACGTAGCAGAGATAATCGAAGAGGCGTATGAGCGGTGCGGGCTTGAAGTTCGCACTGGCTATGATGCTCGCACGGCGCGTAGGTCCATGAACCTAATGTTTGCGGATTGGGCAAACCGTGGGCTAAACCTGTGGACAGTCAAGCAAGCTACGCAAGCTCTGACTCAAGGCACGGCGACGTATACATTTACATCGGACTATACGGATCTTTTGGAAGTAGTAGTGCGCCGTAGTGGCACAGACTTTGAGATAAGCCGAATGTCACGCAGTGAGTATTTGACGATACCAAACAAGACAACACAGGGACGCCCAAGTCAGTATTACTATAATCGCCAGGTAGAGCCTCAGATAACACTGTGGCCCACTCCTGAAAACTCCACAGACACATTGGTATATTACTATGTTCAACGGATTGAAGATGTCGA